CCGTCCCCGCCTCAAATACGAAAATATCCAGCAGGGGGAGGTTGTTCTGCATAAGCCAGCCTGTATATGTTTCGCTTCCATATACCTTGTGCGCGATAGCGTCCCAGGCGTCCCCCTGTTGGGTGGTGTAGGTTTTTGCCATGTGCGGGCCTCCTTACGCCGGGGCAAACTTTTTGCGCCGCTCCTCGGCTTTCATCTGCTTGTACATCTTTTTGAACTCCGCAAAACTCATGCGGGCGGCTTCCACGGCCTCCTCCTTGGTGGTGTTGCCGCAGAAATTGAACACAGGGGACCACACGATCCGGTCCCCGTCGCCGTCCTCCGGGCTTCCGCCGCCTTGCGGTTTCGGCTTGGTCCATTCGTCCAGCAGGGCCGCCAGCTTGGACAGCGGCATGACCGCCTCCGGCTCTCCTCCCTCACCGATCATGGCCAGTGTGGGGGCCGTTGCAATACCGCCGGCGGCCAGGGCCGGAATGGTCGGGATATTAAAGCCCAGGGTTGTGCCGCCCACGCCCGGCACCCAGTCCGGGATCGTCACGGAAATGCTGTTGATCTTGGAAATAACCCAGTTGATTGCAGAGATCACCGCGTTAATGGGAACTTTCGCCAGGTTCACGATCATCCCGAAAACATTGCCGAAAATATCCACAATATTTTGCCAGGCGGCGCCCCAGTTGCCCGAAAATACATTGGTTACAAACTCGATTAGGCTTGTTAAGATGGCAATTACATTTTCGATATAGGGGGCAAATGCCACAAAAGCGGCCTCCAGCCCCGCCAGAACGACGCTGGCCAGATTGGACAGGACGGGCGCCAGGCTGGTGGCGATCAGGCTCACCAGATTGCCAAATGCCTGTATGAGTGGCTGGACCCTTTGCCAGATCCCCATAACCGCGGTGCGGAATTTCTCGCTTCGGTTCCACAGGATCACAAAGGCGCCGGCTACCGCCGCGATAATTGCTATAATGATGGTGAATTGGCCGCCCAGCAGTCCCACCACGGTTTTCAGGAGGCCGCCTTGCTTGACTGCCGTGCCCAATACCGTGCCGATCCCCTTAATGGCTCCCGCCGCTTGTCCCGCTGTCCGCAGGGCCATAAATGCCCCCACGGCGGTGGCAATAGCCCCGGCCAGGGTCAGCAGCATGTCCTTGTTTTCTCCGATCCATTGGGCGGCTGTCTTGATCGTCGGAATGATATTGCTTTGCACATATCCGCCCAGCTTTTCCACAGCGGTCTGCACATTGGGGATAACTGTTGCCGATAGGAAGTTCAGGCCGTCCAGTATGTATGGCTCCAGCTGCTCCCCGACGGTCCACAGGATCCCCTCCGCCTGTCGTTTCACGCCCTGCATGGCGCTTTCCAGGTCGTTGTACCGCACAGAGTTGATCTGCTCCAGCGCCCCCTGGGTGTCATAGGCCGCCGTGGAGGCGTCCGCCATGGCCTGCATGGCCTCCGCGCCCAGGTCCTCCCACATAGTCCCGAACAGGGCCACGCCCAGGGCGTCCCGCTTCACCTGATCGTCCATGTTCATCAGGGTGTTTAACACATCGAAAAACGCCTTGTTTGCGTCCTCTCCGCCGCCGGCAAAGGTTTCCATCATGGCGTTGGCGTTGTAGCCCAAATCCTGGAACGCCTGCACCGTGGTGTCGCTCCCGTCAATGGCCCTTATGCTAAATTCCTTGATGGCGTCGCCCACTTTGTCCAGGTTCCACGCCGTACTGTCCGCGCCGCTTTGCAGCAGTTGGAACATGCCGTCTGCCGTAAAGCCCAGCTTGGAGAACTGGCTGGAATATTCGTTGATGGTGTCGATCAGCTCCCCGGAATAGTCCAGGCCGTTTTGCGCGCCCGCCGCGATCAGGCTGAACGCCTCTTTTGCGGATCCGCCGAAATTCTTTGTGATGGCCGCCGCGGCGCGGGTGCTTTCCTCCACGCCATACTCGAAAGTGTCCTGGAGGGCCAGGGCTGCCTCCGTGGCCTCCTGGATTTCATCCGGGGATATGTTTTTCAGATTGCGGTCTACCATGGCCACGGCGTCCGCCGTGTCCTGGAGGCTGTCCCCAAAATTATTTTGATAGGCGCCTTCCATGGCGGCCTGGAGGTGTTCCAGCTCCTCGCCGGCGGCTCCGGTGGCCGCTGCCATGCTGTTCACGGCCTGCTCATGCTCTGTGTAGGACTTGACAGCGGCCACGCCCACCGCGGTGGCCGCCGCCGCAGTTATGCCGGCGGCCACCTTGGCGGCTTTCCCGATTTTTTCCGCTGTCTTGGCCAGCTTGCCCAGGTTTTCGTCTGCGTCCAGGCAGGCTTTTTTCAAAGAGCTGTCCACTCTGCCGGCGATCTTTAGCGCCAGCTCATAGGTTTTTCCTTTTGCCATATAGCTTGATCGCCTCCTCCGCCAGTTCTTGCAGTTCCTCTATGGACAGCCCCATAAAGTAGTCAACCCCTGTCCGCAGCAGATAGGACAGGCCCACGCAAGCCTTTCTGATTTCTGGCGGGGTCAGTCCTCTCCGTCCCCGCCGTAAAGAAAACCCGTGACCATGTTTTTCAGCTTAATGCCCTCCTTGGTGGGGAGGCCCTGGAAAAACTCCACCGGCTTGCCGGAGGCGCGGGCCGCCATATAAATGGCATAATCCACGGTCATTTCCGCCACAGGGTTCACAATGCCCAGTCTGGTCATGATCTTGCCCACGGCGCACAGGTCCGCCGCCGTCATGTCCTCCATGGCGGACAGGTCCACCTCGGTGTATTCCTGCCCCTCGAACTTGTACGGCTTTCGGAATTTCAGGATCAGGCTTTCCTCCTCCGGTTCCTCTGCGGGGGCCGCAGGGACCAGCGCGGCGGTCTGCTCCGCCTCCAGGGCGGCGTTGTTCTTGATTTCGTCCATTTAGCACATCTCCTTGTATGCGGCCAGCAGATCCACTCCGTTGACCCTATATGTGGGGTTCATTTTGTCCAGCTCCACGACGCTTTCCCCGTCTACCTCAATCAAGATGTTAAGGATGTTCAGGGTCACGCCGCTGTCCATGGTGCTGGCCCGTTTCAGCTTGCCGCCGGTCAGCTTTGCCGCCCGGCCACCCACCACAATGCGGATTGCCTTTGGTACAATGTTTCCGGCGCTGTCGATCTCCTGAATAGCGCCCCGGATCGTCAGCTGGACCGCCTTGGTCTGGTCCATCATGTCGGTGGCCTCTTTGTCCAGGGTGCGGAAAGGGACCTCCAGCTGCATATTGCCGAAATAGCCGATGGTGGGATCGTCGATCTCACCCAGGATCCCGGCGCCGCTCACCGTTTCGCTGGTGGCCTCAAAGTCCGGCAGGGTCAATTCATCCCCCACGCCCAGCAGCTTTTCCCCCTCGTTGTACACATTGTAGTTGTTTATCTTGGTCGGAATATTCTTGCTCATGGGTTACTCGCCTCCTCCGGTCAGCGCGGCCTCCAGGGCCGCGGTGTCGTACTCGCGGATGTTCACGATCTTCTCCGCGGGGATGTAGGGCGCCAGATAGGTGTGGGTGGTCAGCTTCCCGTCCAGCAGGTCGGTGATCGGGTTTTCGTCCTCCTTGAACTCCAGCCGATACCCGGCGCAGTAGTCGCGGGCCACATACCCGTTGCCAATAATGTTCTGGCTGTCCACGATGGACTGGATCAACCGCTTATTTCCCGGCTTGTCTACTTTCTGGAAGTAGGTCAGGATGAAGTTGTTTCCATCCCAGTCAAAAAACCGCCGCACCGCCAGCCAGCGGTCTTTCGGATCCGTGGTGGAGGGATAGGCTGCCGTGTTGTTGCCCCACAGTTTGAAACCGTTGGCATTGATAGCCGTGATCACACCCTGGCCGTTCAGGAGGTTGGCCTGCTCCTGATCCAGCGCCACCTCGGTGCCGTCATCCAGCACAGTGGCGGTGATTTTCAGGTCCTTATTGGAGGGGCTTTCATGGGGTACATCCCCGTTGGCTGCGTCGGTGGCCGCCGTTTCCGCCGCCGCCATAGCGGACAGGCAATAGATCTTTTCGCCCACCGCCCCCTTGGGCCAGAATACCGCCGCGTGGCTGGAGCTTGCGCCCATCTTTTCCTTGGCAGTCTTTACAGCGGTGTACACCGTGGCGCCTGTGCTGTCTGCCGCAATGTCCAGATAGGTGTTGCAATCGAAATTCCCGTTGACTTTTGTGGTCTTGGCCTGGAGGGCCGCGGCTACCACGGGATCGTGGGACCATCCGGGGGCCAGCAGCAGGCCAGGGGTCAGGCCCAGTTTGGGGTAAATCTGGCGCACCAGCTCCAGGCCCGTTTCCTTTCCGGTTTCTGCGTCCACGCCGCCCACAACATCCTCCTTGGTCACGCCTGCGGGGTTCAGGCTGGTGGAGGACACCATCAGGCTTTCCGCCTCCTTTGCGGTTTCAGAGATCAGTGTGATCACCACATTCCCGTCATCGTCGTGGGCCGCTGTGTAGTCCACATCCGCCTCCAGCGGGGAACTGTCTTTCTTGACCACCATCGTGTGGAGGAGGACATAGGGCTTTTTATAAACCGCCTGTCCGTTGGTCACCGTGCAGCTCTCCTCGCTGTTGCTCTTGGTGTGCTTGGAATTGTCGGGATCCAGCACATTCACCAGAACAATGGGGGCGTTATTGAATACCCGGAAATTGGCGTCAATGCTCTGGCAAAGGGTGAAGTTCTTGAAATCGTCGGAATAGCCCACAGCGGCCTGGCACTCCGCAAAGCTGTAACACAGTTTCGGGGTGTTGGCCGCTTTGGTCGGATCGTCCGCCAGGTGAACGGGCGCCGTGCCGAAAATCACCTGGAGGGCGGCGCTGCTTCGGATCGGCGTGGTCAGGCTCGTGGCCTGCTCCTGGTTGTACACGCCATGCTGATAGGTTGCCATGTTGCTTTACCTCCTGTTAATTTCGTTTCTGTGCCTTTCGGTACAGGGCATAAATGGGGCCGGTTTTCTCCCGCAGCTGGCGCATGGCCTCCGGCAGTTGGTCCAGCGGTACGATCAGGCCGCCCAGCACCGGGGTTTGCTTTCGCGCCGCCGCCAGGGCTTCCGGTATGCCGCCCCGGTAGGATGTGAATTGCTTGGCCACTCCGGGGATAGTGGGGCCGCAGTACACCAGTGTGCCGGCCTCCGCCGCCGGTTTGGTCTGTTTCTTTGCTGTCATGCTTCTGGCACCTCCTTGTGGACCGCCGGCGCCTGGATCCGCAGGGACATGGCCGTGAAATAGTACGGGTGTGTGTCCTCCTCCTGGGTGGTCCATTCCATAGGGTAAAGGACCTCCCAGCGGTTTCCGATCACGGCGCAGGCGGAATAGTGATGGTAAATTTTGTTGATGATGTGCAGGGCGTCCCGGTAGCCTTGGCGCCCCGGATCAGGGTCGTAGACACAGGCCACAAGCACCGCGTCAATGATCTGCGGGTCATCGTCGTTTTCGGTCTTTCCGCCCCGGAGGCGCACCACCACATACGGCTCCGGTGGTGCTTCCTTGTCCTGGGCTTCATCGTCGCTTTCCCGGATCGGTACATCCTGGGGGTAGATCTGGATCTCCCGCTCAACGCCCAGGGAACTTTTCAGCCTCTCATGGGCGAAAAGCTCCTTTAGGTCCGCCACCATGGCGTCCTGCAAAAATTCTTGGGTCACATGCTTGCGCCTCCTTGACTTTTTACCGTTTCTTTCGTATAATTACGGATGTGTTAATGTTCAGAAAAGTGTGGTAATAATCAGCGCAAAAGAGCGTGGAAAGGGTGGTAAAATGAAAGGGAGAGGGCTGTACATTGCCGCTGGTGTCGTTCTCGTTCTCGCGCTTGGGTGCTTGTTTACTGGGGAGGTGCAGTCATTTTGCGGTGGTGTCATACTCGCCGCTGCCCTGGTTGCATATAGCCAGTGGAAAAAGAAACATCCTGTAAGCAAAACAAGCGAACTGCGCACGATAGAGGGGAGAGAGGGGAGTAAAACGATCCGTGAAACGGTTTCGTATTTCCTGATTTTCCCGCGTAAAAAAACTGAACTTGTTTCTATCCGTAGCCAGCATTGCCCGGTTGGGCACTCTTTTGGGGAATGGAACGAAAAAGTACATCGTGGATCCGCCCAGTCGGACCGCTTTGAAAAGGCAGTCCATGAGGGGTTGGGGCTGATCAGCTATGATGTAGACAGCGGCTTGGCAAAGGTCAGCGGCTCCACTGGCACCGAATACACCACCGCGCTGGACTATTGCTCTTGCCCGGATTTTGATAAACGCAGTAAACCGTGCAAGCACATTTATTTCCTTGCCCTGCAAATGGGCTACACCAGCGACGATTTTTATAATTGCTGACTTTT